GGGCGCATATTGGATCAAGCAGATCATCGACGACGACAAGCCCGCCAAGTTCTTCGTGGACGTGGGTGGCCTGGGCGCTGGCGTCGTGGACGTGCTGCACGCGTTCGGCGAGCCCTATTCGCAGATCGTGGTGGGCGTGAACTTCGGCGGCGCGCCGACCATGCCGGCCAAGACGGGCGACAATGGCGAGCCGATCCCAGGGCCGAAGAACCGCCGCGCCGAGATGTATCAGTTCGGCCGGGACTGGCTGATGGAAGAGGGCGGGGCGGATCTCCCTGACGACGACGCGCTGCACGCCGACGCCTGCTCTGCGGGCTACAAGTACGACCTTCAGCAGCGTCTCGTGATCGAGAAGAAGGAAGATATCCGCAAACGCGGCCTTCGATCGCCAGACGCCTGGGACGCTGTGATCCTGACCCTTGCCGCTCCGGTGCGCGAGGTGTCGCAGGCGACCAACCGCTACGCCCGCGCCGGCCGCCGCAAGGGCAGCGCGTGGGCGGCGTAAGCGACGCCATAGATGCGCTGCGTCGCCTGAAAGAAGCGGCGCGAGAGCACCCGCCCGAAGTTGAGCGGGCCGTGCGAGAGGAGCTGATCGACGAGCAGTTCTTCGCCTATTGGGCGAAATGGGAGCGCGAGCTAGAAGACGCTTGACATCCAACAACGAAGCATCGGCGCGCATATGGCATGGCGCGCAAACCGAAAGACGCAGGCGACTTCAACGGCGCTGATCCGGCGAAGTTCGACCATGACGGGAACGGCGAACCGGGCGGCAGCAAGCCCAAGCCGGCCGTTGGCGAGCATGAGTTCGCCGCCCTGTGCGACGAGGCCTTCGAGGCCTACGACTACCAGGCCGAACGGGGCAAGCACGACACTACGGGGCGCCGCTGGACGTTCCGGCCTGAGAAGGTCGGCGCGGGCGAAAGCGTGCTGTGGTTGGAGGCGCGCCGGCTCGACGTCATCGCCTCCGACACGATCAGCACCGCCGTCGTCGCGTCCGACATGGGCCGGGACATGATCGCCGACGTACTGCGCGGGCTGATGGGGCGCGTCCCGTAATGCTGACCGTCGAGCAGATGATCGGGCGTAACAAGGGCGAGGCCATCTGCTCGCGCCTCAAGGCGTTCGGTCTTCATCCCGTGTGGCTGGAAGCCGCCGCCGGCCGCATCGCTATCGGCTTTGAGTTCCTGACCGACGCGCCGACCTGGACGCGAGCGTTCTACGTGGACGCCGACAAGGCTACGCCGGAAGCGTTCATCCGCGAGATCAACGCCTGGAAGAACGAGGTGCGCCGCGCCATCGTCGCCGGCAAGCCGTCCGCCGTGGTCAAGGGCGCCATTGAGTGGCACGGCATGGGCGCGGTTCTGGACGCTATGGACGACACGCCCATGGAGGCCGTGCATTGAGCGAGCAACCCGAGCTTCGCGGCCCGCAGTTCGACGACAAGCCGACGCCGGCCGAAGGCGCTGACACCGTTCGCCGCGACGAACTGCTTGATCGCTTCACCCGCTGGGGTCAGGCCATCGACACCAAGCGCGGCGCGTGGCTGGAGCAGGCGCGCGAGTGGTACGCTCTGGACGCAGGCGACCAATGGTCAACCGACGACATCGCCGCCATGGAGGAACGCGGGCGCATTCCCGTCGTGTTCAACATGGTCGCGCCGACCATAGACGCGGTGTCGGGCGCTGAGATCCAGTCGCGCCAGCAAGCGCAGTTCTTCCCTCGCGAGAAGGGCGACACCGGGATCGCCGACGCGCTCACCCAGGCGGTCAAGTACGTCTCCGACGAGTGCAACGGGGACATGGAGGACAGCGAGGCGTTCCGTGACGTGCTCGTGTGCGGCGAGGGCTGGACCTACACCCGCCCGGAGGTGGACGGGACGGAGGTTTCGCTTCCGAAAGAGCGCATCGACCCGTTGCAGATGGGCGTTGACCCGGCCAGCCGTAAGCCGTGCTACGAGGACGCGCGCTATATCCGCCGCCTGATCCCCATGTCGGTGGACGAGTTCGACGAGTTCAAGGCCGAAGTCGGGCGCCCGGATGCCGAGGCCAACGGCCAGACGCTCGGCCCCGGCAAGCGCACGACGATCGTTGACCCCAAGCTGCGCTACAAGAACGGCACGCTCGGCACGACGCAGGAGGACGAGGTTGTGGTCGCCGAGTGGCAGTGGTGGGAGCGCGTCCCGACGTACCTGACCGCCATGCCGGACCCGGAAGAGGACGGCGTAACGCGCCTGATGGACCTCACCGAGGAACAGCACGCCCAGGCGCAGGACGTCGCGCGCCAGCTCACCGGCCAAGAGCTTCCCAGCACTCAGGGCACGAAGAAGGTCTACTTCCGCGCTTTCGTGGCCGGCGACGACATCCTGCTTGAGGAGCCGCTGAAGGAGGGCTCGTTCCGCTACAAGGCGATGACGGGCAAGCGGAACCGCAACAAGGGCACGTGGTACGGCCTCGTGCAGCCCATGGCCGACCCGCAGCGGTTTATGAACAAGCTCTACTCCGAGGTGCTGCACATCATCCGCACCAACGCCAAGGGCGGCTTGGCGGTGGAAGAGGGCGCGATCTCCGATATCACGCAGTTCGAGGAGAGCTGGGCGCAGGCCGACGCCATCACCTACTTCAAGGACGGCGCCCTTGCCGGCGTGAACGGCGCGCGCGTCATTCCGAAGCAGCCACCGCCGATCCCCGAGGCGATGTTCCGCATGATGGAGTTCGCGCGGGACATGGTGCGCGCCTGCACCGGTGTGAACGAGGAAATCCTCGGCCTGGTGGGGCGCGAGCAGCCCGGCGTGCTGGAGGCCCAGCGCAAGCAGGCGGCCTATGGCATCCTCGGCCCGTACTTCGACGCCAAGCGGCGCTACACCCGCGATTGGGGCCGCATGTTCCTGTCGATGATGCGGGCATATCTGCCGAAGTCGATGCTCGTGCGGATCATGGACGCCGGCACGGCGCAGTACGTCGAGCTTGCCGCCACCATGGAGGCGCAAGAGTACGACGTGGTGGTCGATGAGGCTCCCAACACGCCGAACCAGAAGGCGCGCGTGGCGGCGACGCTGGTCCCGATCATGCAGCAGATGCTGGAGGCGGGCATTCTTGGCCCCGAGGATGCGGGCGTTGCGCTCGAATACCTCGACCTTCCGGCCGCGCTGGTCACGAAGCTGCAAGAGAGCATCAAGAAGCGCGCCGAGGCGCAGCAGCCTGACCCTGAGCAGGCGAAGTTGCAGCAGGCGGCGGCCATGGCGCAGCTCGATAAGGTTCAGTCCGAAGTCGAGAAGAACCGCGCCGCGGCGTTCAAGACCGCCACCGACGCGCACCTGTCGCACACGCAGATGGCCCGCGACGTGATCGCGCCCCCGCCTTTGAAGCCCAGGAGACGGAATGAGCGAAGCCCCCGAAGCCGCCGAGATCGCCCCGGACGAAGCCGCCTTTGAGGCCGCACGCGTCGAGCAGGAGGGCGGCGACGACGCCCCCGATGAAGGCGCGGAGGGCGAGGCCGCCGAGGAAGGCGAGGGCGAACGCTCTGTCGATTGGCAGAAGCGGGCGATGGACAAGGAAGGGCTGGCCGCCAAGGAACGCGCCCGCCGCCGGGAAGCCGAGCGCCAGGTTCGGGAACTGAACGCCCGTCTGGAGCGCCTGGAGGCCCGCGACAAGCCGGCGACGCAGGCCGAGGAAGACGACCTTCTGGCGGCTATCAACAGCCTGCGTGACGACGATGACGACCCGATCACCGACCTTGGGCAGATCAAGCGCGCCCTCCGCACCTTCGTTCAGCAGCAGGCCAAGGAAGCCGAGAGCGAGGCGCAGGCGCGGGCGCAGCAGGCGAACATTCAGCGCCTCGTGCAGACCGTGGCCGAGTACGAGGCCGACTTCACCGACGACCACCCGGACTACGCCGACGCGGTGAAGTACCTCGGCGAGGCCATCCGGTCGGATCTGGAAGACGAAGGCTATGCGGGGGCGGCGCTGGAGCGCGAGTTCCAGCAGCGCCGGATCGACATGGCGATGCGCTTCGTCCAGAACGGCCGCGATCCCGCCGAGGGCGCCTACAACCTCGCCAAGAAGCGCGGCTTCAAGGCCGGCGAGGCGCAGGCCAAGGAGAAGCTGAAGGAGATCGCGGCTGCGGCGGCGGCGGGCAAGTCCCCCGCCGGCACGGCCAAGGGCGACGTCCGGCTGACCTACGACAGTGTGTCGAAGCTGAAGGGCGCGGCGTTCGACGCGGCGTTCGCCAAGCTGCGCGAGCAGGAGCGGAGGGCGGGGTGACCGCAAAGTTCGTCAAGCTTCGCCTCGTTAAGGGCGTCGTCCGCAATTTCAAGGTCCGCACCAACGCGGTCTTGGCCGGAGCCCGCAACAAGCTGCGTGAATGCGTGGTGCTGGGCTACACCCATGACGGCGAGCTTTACGCTGCATCAAGCGAAGGGCCGGGCGACACCGTGTGGCTCATGGAGCACGCAAAGAAGTGGCTTCTGGACGGCTGTCCGCAAGATGAAGACGGGGCTTGACACCCGTAAACGAAGCACTCCAGCGAGATCGTAACAGCGCGATCTCGCGCCTCGCCTGACCCACGGCACGGGTCGCCACGCCGCCTAGGGGCGCAAGCCTAGGCCTCGGAGGCCTCCACGGGACGGAGGTGAGCAATCACCCTCATTCCAAGGAAGCAACCCCATGGCGACCACCGCCTACGGCGTGAACTCTTCCGAAGCAGTCAAGCTTTGGCGCGCCAAACTCGCCCGGGAAGCCCTCAAGGCGACCTGGATCCAGAAGTTCATCGGCAACAGCTCGGACAGCATCCTTCAGGTCTTCGACGAGACCTCCAAGGGCGCCGGCGACCGCGTGACGGTCACGCTGCGTATGCAGCTCCAGGGCGACGGCGTGCTCGGCGACGGCACGCTGGAGGGCAACGAAGAAGCCCTCACCACCTACACGGACAACCTGTTCATCGACCAGCTTCGCCACGCTGTCCGCAGCGCCGGCAAGATGACCGAGCAGCGCATTCCGTGGTCGATCCGCGAAGAGGCCATGATGGGCCTCAAGGACTGGTGGGCCGGCCGCCTGGACTACTCGTTCTTCAACCAGGTGTGCGGCTACACCACGCAGACCGACACCCGCTACACCGGCAACCAGGCGACCATCGCCCCGGACAGCGGCCACATCTACCGTCCGAACAGCCGCGCCAACGACCAGTCGCTCACCACGGGCGACGAGATGACGCTGAGCATCATCGACGAGCTGGTCACGGCGGCGAAGCTGGGCGGCGTGGGTGTCACCGACCCCGAAGGCCAGCCGGTCGTTCGGCCGGTGAAGGTGGACGGCGAAGACTACTACGTCGTGGTCATGCACACCAAGCAGGCCAAGCAGCTCCGCACGAACACCTCGACGGGCCAATGGCTGGACATCCAGAAGGCGGCCACCACGGGTGACGGGTCGAAGAACAACCCGATCTTCACCGGCGCCCTCGGCGTCTACAACGGCGCCGTCCTGCACGAGAGCACCCGCATCACGCCGGGCGTCAACTCGTCCACCGGCGTTGCCGTGACCAACGCCCGCCGCGCCGTGCTGCTCGGCGCCCAGGCCGCGGCCATCGGCTTCGGCAAGGGCTACTCGTTCGAGAACTTCGACTGGAACGAGGAGCTGTTCGACTACGGCAACCAACTCGGCGTCGAGGCCGGGGCGATCTTCGGGCTGAAGAAGCTGCGCTTCAACAGCAAGGACTTCGGCTCGATCGTCGCTGCGACCTACACCCCGTAAGGAGCCGCGATCATGGCCGCGACCGCTCGCAAAACTCAGCTTCAGGTCCCGCACCAGATCTCGCGGACCATCAACTACAGCGACAGCGGCATCACCGCTGGCGTCGTGGTCGGTGTTCTCCCCGCGGGCTGTGTGGCGACCATCACCCGCGTCCTCACCGACACCGCCTTCAACGGCACCGTGTCTGTGGCGCTTTCGGTCGGCACCTCGGCGACCGGTACGCAGTTCATCAACGCGACCGACGTGCGTACCGCCGCCGCTCGCGCCGATACTGTCGTGCCGATCGCCAGCGCCGGCCCGTATGCGTCGGACACGACGATCTATGCCTCGGTGGCGTTCGGCGGCACGACCGGCAGCGCCGGCCGCAGCACCGTCGTCGTCGAGTACGTGCCGAACATCGGCTAAGGGGCGTGAGGGGGTGGGCTTCGGCCTGCCCCCGTTCCCATCATGGCGACGCTAGGCGATCTCAAGCAGCGGATCATCGACGAGACGAACCGCGACGACTTGCAGGACGAGCTTGCAAGCGCGCTGAACCGTGTCATCGCCGACGCCATCGACTTCTACCAGGCCGAGCGGTGGGTGTTCGACGAGAACCGCACCACCTCCGCCTGCACCCCCGATAACGAGTACATCGACCGACCGGCCGGGACGCGGATCGTTGATCGGCCGTTCCTGCTCATCGGCGGCGTGCGCTACCGCCTCATCAAGCGGTCCAACGCGCACATCGAGGGGCTGTACACGACGCCGTTGAAGGGCCAGCCGACCGACTACGCCGAGTACGGCGACAGCCTGCGCCTGTGGCCCACGCCCAACCTCGCCTACACCATCATCTGGCTCACCATCTGGGACGTGACGGCGCTCGACTACAGCGACGACACGTCCGAGAACTCGTGGACCAACGAGGGCGCCCGCCTGATCGCTGCGCGCGCTAAGCTGCTGCTCTTCCGCGACTACTTCCGCGACGATGCGGCCTACGCGCGCGCCAAGGTCCAGATGGACGAGGCGTATAACCGCCTGAAGGGCGAGACGAACCGCAGGCTCGGGACGGGCCGCGTGAGGCCGTCGCCATGAGCCGCCTCGACCCGAAGGGCATCAACTGGGGCTCCAGCCTCGACGCTCAGCTTGAGCGGCTGATCGAGCAGTCGTTCGTGAAGCGCCAGCCGTCGCGGCCGGTGTCGTTCCCGGCGTTCGACAGCGCGTCCCTGCCGTCCGCCGCTCAGTGGCTGGGGGCAAACATCTACGTCACCGACAAGGGCTGCAACGCCGTCTCGAACGGCTCGGCCTGGGTCCGCCCGGATGGGAGCGCGCTATGAACGCGCTACGGAATATGCCGCCATACCTTGCGGCTTCGGATGAGGCTCACAAGAGCCGGCGAAATGCCGTGTTTGCGGGCCAACTCCCTGCCAGTGATTGCCTTGCGATCAGCCGACCTGATGTCTCGAACGACCGCTTCACTGATCTTGGACCCGCTATGGGCCTCGCCTCGGGCAGGGTTGAAACGGTTGAGGCGTGCACGATCCCGCATGTTTTCGATGTGTGTTCCCCAGCGCAGGTGGCGCGGGTTGACGCAGGCCGGGTTAGAGCAGTCGCCGTGCAGGGCGTTCCTGTGCGCCGCATTCTTCGGCCTCGGATGGCCGCTAAGGATCAGGGCGATGTGGGTAGCGACGTACTGCCGCCCGCCAGTGCAAAACGCTCCGTAGCCGCTATTTCCGGGGCTTCCGCCGCGCCAAATCCAGCACTCGTCACGTTCGCCAACGGTAACGTGGCGCCAGAAGTTGCGGATGTCACGTTCGGAAAGTACGATCTCGTCAGCCATAGCGCATCCAATCTGCGTATGTGGTCAGGGCGAGGTCTGGCGGTGCAAACGCCTGCCTCGCCCGCAGTATATGCCTGCGGTGCGACGCGCGCAATACTTGCGAGGGTCGCGTAATGGCTAGCACTTGGACCACATCTGTCCGCGCCAACAAGCAGGGTACTGGAGACTCCCTCAATACTTGGGGCGACAAAGCGAACAAGCAAGTGTTCGATATGTTTGACGAAGCCATCGCCGGCTCCGTCACCGTGCCTATCGCGGGCGACACCACCCTGACGAGCCTCAACGGCCAGTCGGACCAGTCGCGCCCGGCCCAGCTCGTGCTCACCGGCTCTCCGGCGGCGAACTTCACCGTCACCACCCCGAACGTGCCGAAGCTGTACGTGGTGGACAACCAGACGACCAAGATCGCCACGTTCACCACGGGGGCGGGCGATACGGTCGCCATCGACCCGACCGACGTCGTGCTCATCATGACGGACGGGGCGGACTGGAAGACCCTGTCCTACGGCGGACTGTCGCTCAAGGCGTACATCTCGTCCGTCGCTGCCGGCGGCCCCGGCGGGAACGTGCCGAGCCCTATCGGCAACGCGGGGAAGTTCCTGACGAACAACGGGACGATTTCCTACTGGGACACGATCTCCGCGCTCCAGCTCTCCGACTACTCGACCAAAGTGCTGGGGGCGCAAGTCGCCTTCGCCGTGAGTCTGTGAGGTAACATGCCGCCGCTCGCCCAAGACACGCTCTACTACCGCTGGGACCACCCGCAGGGGTTCATGTTCAGCGCGGGGAATGACGAGCCGGACCCGGCGGAAGGCTGGGTCGCGGCGCCGCAGGACGTCCAGCCCGGCCCCGCGGTGGAGTACGAATGCACCACCCTGGCGGCGTTTCAGGCGCTCCTCGACAGCGAACGCAAGGGGACGCAGGCGCAGGTCGCCAGCCTGCAAGCGAGCCTCGCTCAAGCCCGCGCGGCGTTCGTCCAACTCGCCGCCCAAGCCCAATCCCTCGAAAGCGAACTGGCCGTGCTGCGCGGCTCTCAAGGAGGCTGACCCATGGCCGTGACCCCGAACAGCATCATCACGCCGCAGGCGCCGAAGTCGGCGGTTGTGAACCTCCCGGCTGGCGCCACCAACTCGACCTATACCAGCTCGCCGACCAACACCGTGCTGGTCGTGACGGCAGGTGCCAACGGCGGCCGTCTGACCAAGCTTCAGGCGATCCCGTGCGCCACGGTCTCGACGGCGAACCAGATCCAGGCGTTCCGCTCGTCGGACGGCGGGACGACGAAGCTTTTTGCCGATAGCGCGCTCATGGCGACGTACACCATGGCGCAGAACACCGAGGCCCCGACCACGGACTTCGGCTATTCCGACGACGCCCCGCTGATCCTCCAGCCGAACGAGCGCATCTACATGGCGCAAGGGCAGTCGGTGTCGATCAACGTCGTCGCGGAATGGGCTGACTACTGATGAGCATTCCGGGGCAAAAGCTGCGGGGGTTCGTCGGACAGTCGATGAGCGGGAAGCGCGAAGCTGCCCGTGGATACACCTATCAATTCCGGGTCGGATCTCACACGTTCACGCCGCCAGTGAATGGGCGCTGGAAGCTCGTCCTTTGGGGTCCAGGGGCCGACTCTGGGGCCAATCCTGGGGGCTCTGGTGGCTATTGCGAGGTCACTCGCCCGCTGACGCGCAGAACGCCCGTGTCGCTTGTCGTGGGCAGCCCCGGCACAGACACGACCGCGACGTTCTCAAATCAAACGGTCGTCACCGCGTCCGCCGCTAGCGGCATCAATGGCGGGGCGGCGACAGGCGGCGACGTCAATTTAGCCGGATCTGCCGGGGGTGCGGCTGGGGCGTCAGGCGCCAATGGGGCCGGAACGGGTGGCGGAACTGGCGGTACGGGAAACGGCGCAACAGACGGCGGGGGCGCGGGCGCGCCGGGGGTCCTGCCGTTTATGGGCGGTCATGGCGGCAGCGGCTCCGGCCGCGCCAGCGGCGGCTTTCCTGGCGGCGGCGCAAGCGACGTGGGCGGATCGTTCCCCGGAGGGGACGGCCTGATAATCGCATACCTCGTCAATCCGTCCGCCTAGCAGGGAGAGAGCAAGCTGCGTATCCCTCTCGAACTGCCGCCCGGCCTCAACGGCTCTGGTATGACAGCGACCTCTACGACATCACGCCGGCCAGCGGCTTCACCGCGCGGGCGCGCCGGGGGTCCTGCCGTTTATGGGCGGTCATGGC